TATTATTGTCATCTAATCTTAACCAATTAATACATTGATTAACTTTTAGATAATCTTTAAAATAATTATAAACCCAACCCATAACTTCTCTTGCATTTTTAGATATAAGAATATCATATAACCATAAATTACTTCCACTTTGCCATTTGTTTTTTTTAATCATTCCTTTTATTTTGTAATTATTTTCTTCTTCTTTATTTATAAAAGCCCAATTAACAAAACCATAAATACCTTGATCATCTTGAAATATTTTATATTGATTACAATTTATTGATGGCTGTATATGGTAATATACATCTTTATTATTACTATTTTTGTATTTATTAAATGTTTTATAAAAATTAATAATATTATCCATTATACTCTACCCCATTTAATATCACTAATTATTTCAGAAGAAAAATCCATACCAACATCTGTACTAAAGAATCTTTGTTGTGATGTATTATTAGTCTTTCGACCATTCTTTTTTTCAAAGTCTGCCCAATGAGATACAATAGATAAAGTTAAATTACTTGCTTTATCTGATTCTTGAATAGCATAGTTTTCTATGTTTCCTTTATAAAGTAGTAAAGGGTCAGCAATTAATGTATTATCATCAGCTAGTAATCCTCTATAAATATCAACTGTGTCATTCGTAACATTTTCATTCAAAACTACTGATATAAAAGTTTGATCTGCACCTGATAAAGTTAATTTTAAAGTTGCTTTTGATATGTCTGTTTGTTCGCTGTGATCAGATATACCCATAATAAAATCACTAGCTGAATAGGTAACTGATGAGCCTGAAACAGATGAAGTTAAAGGAAAAGAGCAATCTGTTATATTAACAGGAGTGCTAAACCCAATACTAATAAGATGAATAGGCCTAATATCATTTGTTGCTAATTCGTTCTTTATCGCTGTTGTTAGGCTTCTCGTCATGTTCCTCAAATGTTCGTCTGTTAATTTTTATTGCATCATTGACCATATAACGAGCATTTTTAGATGGTTCGCTATACTTACCTTGATTAAAGGATTGAGAATTAAAATCATCAGCATCTATTATTTCTTCAGCTAAAAAATCAACACTTATCCAATACTTAACTTTATATTTCATCTATAATGCTTCTTCAACATCAAATTGAAACTCATAATATAAATTACCATCTTTATCTGCACCAGATACTCCAAACTCTTGTATGTCTGTTGTTAATGAAACAGTAAAAGGAACATTGTCATAAGTTACAACTTCATTATTGCCTAAAGCAGTTAATAAAGGTGGCTCTATTGTAACTGTTGCTTCATTTGAACCATCTGCTGTTACATCTGCAACAACCATATACACTTTACTATGTCCAGCAAACTTAATAAAATCTCCAGCCTTTAATGTGCCTGTCATAGCATCAACAGTAATTGTTGTATCTGCAACTGCATGAACACCATTAACTAAAACAGTTCCACTTACATTACCTCTAGCATCTTCTATTTCTGGTGGGATAATTGTAAAAGTTTCTTTTTGACTTCTTTGTTTCATTATAAAAGCCATCAAATCTCCATATACATCTGATCTTTTTGCAGTAATAATTTGAACTGTAAAAGAAAATCTTTGATTATCTATTTGCCTTACTAATCTTTTACCTGATACAGTTTTAGAGATAATAGTATTTTGAACTGACTTTATTCCTAAAGTTCCAAATTTAGCAGTAGATATTGGAAAAGAACCAGACATTAAATTATATTTTGACTCCCTCTTTCATTAACAGCACTATTTACTAATTGTGTAATAGTTCCTCTTGATCTAACTAATAATTCTTCAAAGCCAGAAGCATCTACTGTATTAATGTTAAAATTAACTGTTGTACTTCCACCATTTCCTGTGCCTCTAGCTGATTGTGTTATTTGGCCTGTTGAGTTTGGTACAAACATTTCTGGCCCATTTTCTCCTACCATATAAGGTTGTCCTTTTGATACTGAACCACCTGATGCTTTTTTACCAAAGAAACTTCCAATAGTGCTAAATATACTCCCACCACCACTAACAGCACTTAAAGATGCTTGTTTTTTCTTTTCATTAGTAATCATTTTTTCAATAGCAAGTTCAACACCTTTTCTTGCAACAACTTCAATTAATGCACTTATTATATTTGCTAAAAATTTTTGTGCCATATTTCTTAATGTATCTGATAATTTTTCGCCAAAAACAAATGCTCTGGCAAGACCTTGTGACATTGTTGTAATACCATTGTTAATTCCCTCTGATATTGTTCCTTTAATATTTTTAAATTTACTTTCAACTTTACTTAATGATTTTTCATTTAAGTTTTTAATTTTATCCATTAAAGTTTCTATCTCTTGGTTTTGATTTCTAATTAAACCATTTTCTCTACCCGTATTTTCCATTCTTTTTTTTAATTGTTCATCAATTTCTTTGTGAGTTTTTAAGCCCTTATGTAATTCTTTTTGATGTTCAAATGATTCAAACTTTCTAATGTTAGCACTATGTTGTAAAACCTTTTGTCTTTCTTTAAGAATTTCTAATTCTGCTATAGCATTTCTTATTCTTTTATCTAAATTTGGAGTATCAATATCTCCTAAAAGTGATTTTTCTAGTTCTAGTTCACTTATTTGATTGCTAATTGTATCAACTGCTAAATTTACTTCTTTAAGGTTATCTATATCAAAAATACCCATTCTAACTTTAGATTCTTTAATTAAATCCTGTACTTTATCAACGAATAAACTAACACTTGCTAATGCTACTAATCCTTTTTTACCAAATAAAAATGCACCTATAATTCCACTTTGTTGTATAAAAGGTGGTAAAGCCATAAAACCATCTGCTATACTTCTCATCATAATTCCAATTTTTTCTAAAGTAGGGATTAAATCTTTACCTATTTTAACTACAGCAATCATTCCTTTTGCTAAATTTTTTCCTATTGTAGTTGCTATCTGATCTAATTCTTTTGCATTATCTTCCAAAAATTTATCTAAACTTCCAAATTGTTTTTTAAGTTCTTCAAAAAATCCAGCTTCTAATATTACCTTTTTAAAATTAAATACTTTATCTCCTATCATTGATAAAGTTCCCTCAAATGTATTTGCTAATTCATCTGTAGCTTTTCCAAATCTTCCATCTTTTCCAAAAACCTTTTCAAATGCCTGTACTGTTTCTTCAATAGACACAGTTGCACCAGCTTTAAAGCCAAGCATATTTCTAACACCTTTTTCTCTAAATAAATCTGCTGCACCTATACCAGCACTAAATGATCTTTGTATCTGTTCTGCTGCTGTTCTAAAATCTAATCCTGTAACTGCTGCAACATTACCCGTTACTTCTAACATATTTTGTAAATCATCAGCATTGTCTGTTACTGTTGCTAATATTCCTGAACCTCTTGATATTTCTTCAAGTGAGAATGGAACTTTAGATGCAAATTTAGACATATTGTCAAATGCTTTTGCACCCTCGTTAGTATCTTTAAGTAAAAATTTTAATCTAACTCTAAGATTTTCTATATCTTTTCCTGTATTAATTAAATTCCTTGCAACTAAACCAGCACCTAAACCTAAAAAAGCATTTCTAAGATTAAATACTGCACCTTTTACTTTTGCCAAACCTTTTTGAACATTGTTTAAAGCCTGTTTCGACCTATCCTTTGCTACAATATCTATGTTTAGTTTTTGGTTTGACATTACTTAAATTTCCTTGCTTCTGCTAGTGATTGATTTGTTTTATACTGTTCTTGCTCTTTTTTCAAGTAAGCTAACCAAAGATTATAATGGCTAACAGGCATATCAAGAACTTGTTGGATTGTGATGTGTAATCTATCTGCTACTATTAAAAGCGACCTAACATCAGGGTCGCTATCTACTTTTTTTCAGCGTCCTCGTAATTAGTGTCTAAAAGAATTTTATTAGCAATTTCTGAAATAACATTAGAATCAGCTTTTTTTCTTAACGCAAATTTATCTTCTGGGCTAAAGGCTTTTATCATCTCGCCTTTATCATTTTTGATTTGCAATTTCATTATAAGCAAATCTACAAGAATAGTTAAATCTTGAAAGTTATTAGACTTCTTAAAGATAATGTTTTTTTCTTCAAGGGTTAATGGCTCTGAATAGAATACACTAGCATTACCATGCTCGTCTTTCCACTCCTCAACTTCAATAGTTATAGTTTTAAGAGTTTCAAAATGAGATTTAACTCGATCAATTACTGACATAAATTAAGATTAGACAGTACCTATACTTAAAGCACCCGTTCCTTGAAAAGTAACAGTTCTAGAGATAATTGCATCCATTGAGTTATTAACTGACATTCCTGTAACAATTCCTGTTCCAGTAAAACTTCTGTCGCCACTTGAATTACCCTCTGGTAATAAAATAAAAGCGAGTTCAGCACCAGCTACTAAATTTGTTTGTGGGCTATCAGTTTCGTCAAAGTGCATTTCTAAAGTACCAGAGAATGAAGTTCTACCAGCAACAAAAGATTTAGTTGCATCTGTTAAAGCTGTGTCCTCTACTACATCTCCAGTTGTTTCTAGTGTAAATGATGTCAGTTCCCCAACACCAGTTCCACCAACTGTTACAACTCCTTCTTTTCCGTGATGTGTTGCCATTTTTTGTCCTTTTTACTTTTTGATTGTTGTTCTTGTTTTTGTTCCTTATAGCCTAAACTTAAAAAATGTTCAAGATTAGATTCATTAATAATTATCTCTGAATTACCTTTATATAATTTAATGTCTTTAGCCATAAGTCCTTTTATTAGTTTTCTTGTTCCTCGTCAATATCTTCTTCATCTTCTTCAAAATCATCATCATCTAAATCTTCTTCCCATTCTTGACTTTCATCTTCTTGGTTTTCTTTTAATTCAGCTAAT